TTACCATCCATAGTATATTGATTTGACTTTCTAATATTAGTGTTACCACCAATACCAAAGAATCCATTCTCTTTGTCAATGTATGTATCTTTACTCATCACTTTTGGATCATTACCTTTGTAGATAATCCGATAACCATCTTCTGATACAGATGCATCATAAGAACTATAGGGTCCTACTGGAGGATTCAATGTTGGAAGTGTTTGTTTGTTTGCAATCAGACCGATCATTCCGATGTGTGCTACACCGAATAATACACCTGCACTAACAGCGAACCATTTCATTACATTCCTGGGATAGTTGGTTTAATTGGGGGCATCGCAGGACCACTAACATCAGGAATCATATCGTCCATCATTCCAGGAACGATACCACCTACTGCTTCGACAACCAAATTGGTTAGTCTTTCTCTTGCCTGTTCTGCAACTTTATCTCTGTTGACGTAACCATAAACGAAAACGCCAGTAAGAACACCAGCGAAAACAAAGTTAACTACAACAAGTCCGTTAATTACTTTTTGCATAATTACATCTCATACTTTTTAGGATCAGTTTCGGTAGTTATTTTCAAAGGTGCTTGTTCGACACGGATGACTTGTGCAGGAGCAGTCTGTGACGCTGCCTCAATTAGTCTTTCCATATCTGCCTTTGTTATCCCACTGCCACCACCAGTAGCAGCACCGTTATTCTTCTTGGCAGTCTGAACGCCAAAAGTAGCTAAAACTCCAGTGAAGACCGAAGCTATGAAAGTTGGATCGAGATCTTGCTCGGGGAAGTTGAGTGCCTTTGGCAAGTCAACGTACGCTAACGTCAGAATTCCACCAGACCAAACCAGAATCCCAAGTCTCACGAACGTTGATAGTATCGCGAGTTGTTCTTCCTTATCTTCTGATGCTTCCTTTAAGCGACCGAAGAAACCTTTTGGTTTCTCTTCGGATTTAGGAGGTTGTTTCTTTTCGTCTGCCATAGTCACTGTGAAGGACTACTATATATATCTACTCTGCGACCTGACGTTTCTTACCGATATTATATTTCGACTCTAAAATCCATTCACCCTTGTCCTTGTAAGAGATAACCTTAATCTGATTTAACGGTGCAAGTTCACCAAGTTCTTCATCAACAACATCTACAAGTCCCCAGTCGGATAGTAGTTTAGTAATTCTATTGCGACGTTCTACATCGTTAGAAGTTAGGTTCGCGTGCTTTCCATCCAACGCAAACAACTCTTTAAAGTGTACGATATAATACTTGCCCTTCTTATGAAGAATATGACAACTCTGAAATAATTTCTTTTCCTTTCTCGATGCTACACCGATTCTGGTAAGCGTCTCTCTAACTTTCAGAAAATCATCTGGTTGCTTGAGACTAACTTCGACCATAATATCGGGTGACCAAGAGATCTCGATCTCACCTGCCATTGGTTTTACCTCCAGTATTCATTTTTAATTTAATCAATTCAATCTGATCGTTGGTCAGAATACGAAGCGCATCCCGTGCTTTTTCATCTGAATACTTGAAGTATTTTTTGATGAGGTCAAGATTATCAATCTTGTCCTTACGCTGCCAAGGAGAGAAACGACGTTTCTTTCTCAGACTATTTAGATAAAATGAATATTGAAGATCATTATCAAGTTGGTGAAACTCATTGAGAGCATTGGCATATAGCACAGTCTCTTTGAATCCACTAAAACATTTGTTGACAATGTATGGAGGATACTTCCTCATCCAGTCTTCACCACGTTCACGAAGATCTTCTTTAGTGAAATTAATACTGTTTAAGTAATCAGTTAAAGGGTAATCCTTGTGGTGCTTTGACATAGTTGGTGATGAGAAGTTCTTTACGTTTTGATTGTGCAGCGTTGTAACCGCCTGTAGATCTCATTGTATATGTGAGATCCCATTCTGCCTGTGTGTGATCTGGAAACAGACCACGAGTATTTTCATTTGAATTATAGGTGATCATCCATTTGCAGGTAGACTCATTACATACACGTGCAAACCTTTGATGATCAAATCCTTTGTGCATAGAACCCTTGGTTCCGTACAAGAAATCTTTGATGTCATATGGAGGATCTAGGAAACAAAATATATCCTGATCATCCGTCATCAGATCTTCATAGTCATTGTTAGTGATCTCCCAGTGCTCAATGATATGACTATAGTGTGCAAGTTTCCTGATTCCTTTCTTGCTGAAGTTTGATACAGATGCCTGCTTAGAAAATGAACTGTTCTCTGTCAGTCCAGAGAATGAACACTTATTAAGCACGTAGAAATAAACTGCCTGTTGAAACTCATCCACATTTCCAATGTCTGCTTTACATTTCTGAAAGAGTTCTCTTGCTTTCTGCTCATTGTCGTGATGATTCTTGACTGACATCAGAGTATCACTCAATTCGTATCCACGATCTTGAAGTTGTACCCAGAAGTTATACAAGTAAAAGTAAGTATCATTCACCCAGACAGGGGTGTCAGGATTCTCCTTTGAGAAATAGATTGCCATAGAACCACCACCCAGGAATGGTTCACGAAACTCTTTCACGTAATCAGGAAACTGTGGATACAGTTTTGCAGCAGCACGTGACTTCCCACCTGGATAGCGGAGCGGAGTTTTGTACGATTTCATCTCACTGTACTTTAAAGTCATACTCAATAGTAATTACCTTACACTGCTCACCAGTGTGACTCACTTTGATATGTGTATTCATTATACCACCAATTCTTTCTGAAGCATACTTGATGTCATCAAGAATTTCGTTCTCTAGGTCCTTGTAAGGATCGTAGTGCTTGTCAATTTTCATTAGGGTTTGGTTGCATAACAGGGTCATCTTGAACCAACTTGATGTTGGTCATATTTTGTCCGAAGGGTCCGAAGTTAATAGGACCAGTTGGAAGTGCATTCCACGCAATATTTGCACGGAACATATCACCCACGTGAGGTGTTGAAAAATGAATTAACCAACTTGGCCAGACTACCAGTGTCCCAGGACGCCACTCAGGGGCGCTACAAGCGTTCTTATATGCTGAGGAGACTACTTCCATCTGATTGTAAGAACGGACCCAACAGGGGTCTTGGAACTGCGTTGGGTGACCTTCAGTTAGATTGAAGATACCTGACCAGTATGAAAGAGGGTGTCTGTGTGGTTGATGCATCCCTTCAGAATGTGGCATCGATACGTTTCCCCACATCATAGAGACTTCAAACTTACCCCACATCTCAAACTCTTGATCAACCTTAATCTCTTCCAGACATTCTTCGATCCAAGTTGTAAGTGGTTGAAATGCAGGAAGGTTTTGAAGATTACCTTTAGTAGACTGTACAGGATGTGGGAAGTTAAACATACCACGTTCAATAGGATCAAGAGCATCCAAGATAGGATCTACAAGATCGGGTCTTTCAAAGGTAAAGATCTCGATAGGAAAGATCTCGTGCTTTTTCATTGCTTTCGGGTAATTCAATTTCATTTCTTGAATACTCCTAGTCTAACTAAAATATAAAATGTAAGAGTTGTCCAGAAGACAATTTCTAATCCAATGTGATTCATTTTTTCCAAGTAAACATAGAATCATATGTTGCCATATGACTATTGATGTCATTTATATCTCTAAACTCTGCCACACCAACATTAACTGGTTCAGCATTGTAATCGTGCCCAATGATTAGACCACCCTTTTTAATTTTAGGATACCAATCATTTAGTTCACGCTTTACTTGTTCGTAATTTAACCAAGCATCAAAGAAAATAAAATCGAATGTCTCATCGTCACAGTCTTCGTGAAGGGTATCTGTATTACCTTTCCAAAGTTCAGAACGATGTTGCTCACCAGACCATTTGATATGATGCTTGGCGATCCATTCGTGTGTCTCCATCTGTGCAGGAGAAGTAGAGTTTAAAGGACCATCACCTTCTGGGTTCATCCAGTCTGTGTATGGTTCCCAGTTATCAACACCGTACAACTTCTTTACGTTAGGACAGTTCTGTAAAATAGTTAGAAAACTTTCTGCACGAAAGACTCCAAGTTCTAAACCAATAAGGTTTTCACCGTGGAGTCCAATCAGCAAGACTGCTGATCTAATATCTGTTAGAGCGTCTACAAAGTTATACGCTTTTGGGTATTTCAATTTCATTTGAACTCGCACCTCATCATAAGTTCAGTAAGGAAAGCAACCAAGTTAATCTCTTGGTCAGCAACAAACGCTGCCTTGTATTGGTACTCACCAATAAGAAGAACTGCCTCAGGAATAGATCGTGGTGACATATATGTATAGAGACTGTCGTACACATTCCTGATGATCTGTGTAGGTTCATTGTCCAGATTCTGAACAACCCACTTCTTCATCTTAGTAAACTCTTTGTCCTTGAGAAACTTTACTAGGTCGTCAAGTTTAGTATCAGATACAGCAGCAAGAACACCAGTGTCAATCTTACCGATAGAAGAATAACGTTGGAGTTCATTTAGTGTACGTCTGAAGTCAGGGAAATATTTCTGTACTAGCGCCGCCAGAACACGAGGTTCCGAAGAGACCTTTTGCTCTTCAAGGATGGACTGGACACGCTTGAAAAACTCTGCTGCGAGTTGTTGCTTTTGTTTGCCTGTGATTCCGAAGTCAACAACTGAGCAGCGAGAATGGAGGGGGGCAATGATTTTGTTTTTGTAGTTGCAGGTGAAGATGAATCTGCAGTTGCCACTAAACTCCTCAATACTTGCCCGTAGGAGGAGTTGAACATCATTGGTTGTGTTATCTGCTTCGTCAATGATGATGACTTTGTGTTTAGAAGTTGAAGTAAGCGATACGGTCGAAGCGAAATTCTTCGCATTGTTTCTGACTGTATCGAGAAACCGTCCTTCGTCTGATCCGTTGATGACATAGTAGTCTGCCTCTAGTTGTTCACATAATGCTTTTGCTACTGTAGTCTTGCCAATACCAGGAGGTCCAGACAGTAGCAGGTTAGGGATCTCACCTTGCTCTACAAACTTGTTTAGTACACTCTTGATATTCTCGGGCAGAATACAATCGTCGATCTTACGAGGACGATATTGTTCACACCAAAGAAAATCACTCATAATGAAATAGTCTCTCCTGAGAGATGTAAGTTGAAAGAAAATATAATCTTATCTTCAGCAGCACGATGTGGTTGTGACTGATGGATAAGATAGGATGGGAAGAAAATTATATCACCTTCCCTACATTCTGGTTCAATCGATTCGATTTGTCCAGTCCACGGATCAATCAACGGTGAGAAGAATGATGTGGGTTTATGTGCTCTGCCTAGTTGTGCATAGAATACCGAAGAGTATCCAATTGCACCGTGATTGTGTGCAGCGTGACAAGTGTTAGCGGGATACTTTTGGCACCACGCATTTGACACAAATGCTCCAGGGTTCATACTAGCAAACACTTGGAGCGGTTCGTGCAAGATTGTCATTAACTCATCATAGTATTCTGGGTTGCGTCCTGCAGCGTAATACTTATGGAAATCGCTATACCCCCCATTGAGATAATCATCTTGCATCAAATCCTGACACTCTGGATCGTTCCAGTTAATCTCGTTCAAGAAATTCATCTTGATTGTTTCCCAGTCTTTTACTGAGTGGATATAAACTGGAACTGAGAAGAGGTCAGATTTAATCATTTGCCTTTAGGTTCTAGAGCGATGTAGTATTCAAGATCTGTACTGGTTGATTGGAAGTGACCGATCTTGTTCTTAGCAATACGAACTTTGTAATCACCAGGGAGAAGACGAAGGTTCTCTACTTTAAAACAATAGCAGAACTCATCCTCAGGAGAATCAAGAACACCAACTGGAACACTGAATGTGTTACTAGTTTCATTCTTCTTATCACAAACCATCAAGTTGATGTTACCACCACCATTGTACAGACATAGGTCAGGTACTTGGTAAACGGATGCAGCACGTTGAAGGTCAGCAAGAGTATCAGTGCGAAGATTAAATTCTACATCTACCCCAGGGATGTCCAACTCTTTGGACGGTGGTTTCGTGATGATGTCTGGGTCACTGTAGTAGTATTGTGTCTTTGCTTGGTGGACTTCATCTTTGATCTCAAGTTTCTGAGGATCACTGAAGTCAAAAATTGGATTCTCAAACAACGAGAGACCAGAGAGGAAAAGACCCAAGTCATAAATCGGGACTTGCTGAGGGAACTTTTCAGCAACTTCGACAGAAGCATAAATGTTGCGATTGACAGAGATCGTACGGATCCTACTGCCAGGATCAATAACGATCGACTTATTGATGGTAGCAAAGTTTTTTAGGATTGATTGTGTTTTTTTAGAAATCTTGACTGTGCTCATTGAGGATAGGATTCAGTAATTTGGTTCTTGTTAGAGAAATGGAATAGAAGGACTGCGTAATGCATCACCTTAAAGAGGTCCACTTTAGCACATCCCTTCTTATCATAGCGAGAGGCATACTTTAGAATGTTACTTCTACAGAATGCCTCAGCGTCACCACACGCTTCAATTAGATCTAGAGTTTGAATCTGATCATTGCCTGCTGAATAGTGACCTCGATATGTTCCAGTGATGTACTCTTTCAATTTTTGAAGAGTTTCCTCTTCTTCATACTTACACGACATAACCGTATTGTTCTCGAAGGATTTTTTTGTAAGGTTTCCCTAGTGCCTTTAGTTCAGTAACAAGTTTGAGTTTGTTGTGAAGGGCAGTGTCGCCACCCAGTTTAAGGGCAGCGACAATAGTGAGGAGTTCCTCGTCGTTAATAGGGAGATCCATAGGATGCTTTTAGTTTATCAGAGTTATCACCCTAAGTCAACATCGTTTCCATTTAAAGGAACAACTTTGTCACCTTCGGGTGCGAAGTCCGCGTCAATCTTGTCGTACAGTTCAAAGAATGCTTGCTTAGTCTCATCATCAAACCTGTTGATGCTGTACTTGATTGCATCTTCTTTGGAACCGAAGATATTGAATGCCTTGGCAATGTGAACCAACCGACGAGTAGAGATTAACTCATCGATTCCACCTTCAGCAAATGTTCTACGGATGATAGATGCCCAGTCAGCAAGACGCTTACAGAAGTCATCATCAGAGCAGATTGCTTTGAGGATTTTGGTTTCAGTTACCACTGTTGGGTAATCTTGTTCGAGGGTAATAGCAAAACGCTCTAGGAATGCTTCATTGAGAACATTTGTTCCAACAAAGCGACCGTCATCGCTGCCTTTACCTTTAGTATTTGCAGTTGCAATAACATTGAATCCTGGGGATGGTTGTACATAACGTCCAATCTTCTTAAGGAATACACCTTTACCTTCCAGTACAGATTGAAGACATAGGATCTTGTTCGATGCAAGATCAACTTCATCTAGAAGAAGGACAGTTCCTTTCTCCAGAGCATCGACGACTGGTCCGTTGTGCCAAACAGTATTACCATCAACAAGACGAAACCCACCAATAAGATCATCTTCGTCTGTTTCAATAGTGATATTTACGCGAATCAACTCTCTATTTAGAGATGCACACGCTTGCTCTACACCTAGAGTCTTACCGTTTCCTGACAAACCTTGAATGTAAGTAGGATAGAATGCTTTACTCTTGATAACTTTCTTGACTGTAGAGTAGTTACCGAAAGGAATGAAGTTGGGATCTGTTGTAGGAACAAGAGATACTGATGGGGCAACTGCTGCTTCGAGTTGCTTACGTGCTTCAGTAACTGTGAGTTGCCACTTGTTGTAACCTGCTTTGTACTGCTTCATACGTTTCTTGACAGTGGCAAGAGAACATCCGAAGTGGTCAGATGCAGAGAGAAGATTAGGAACAGAAACTTCTGGTCCGAAGTTCTCTACAAGATAGTTGAAGAAGTCTTCGGTTGTGTGTGGGATAGGATCGAAAGGCATTTGTTTAATGTGTGTTTGATTTGTTTGCTATGAATTAAGTATAGTGCATCTGTGGCACAGATGGTATGGCAGTGTGCCACTTATGCGATTGTCTTACTTAGGGATGAGAGCATCTTCTTATTGCTCCCCTTACCTTTGTAAAGTTTCTTGAAGGCAGCACGGATCTCTTTGATTTCAGCACCGTCCTCGACTTCGATTGACTCACTATCTTCTAGTGTGTTTGTAGGCATAACGTAGAGTACATCATACTCAGACTCTGTGATCTCTACAAACTTGTCCTTACGGAACTTAGCGTGAGCAAGGTCAACTCTCTTGAGGGCATTCATATACCCAAGTTGACGGAGGTAACCTGCTGCATCACGTGAGTTAACCAGACGGAATCCGATAGTTGTTACCTCAGGGAACTTCTCCTTAAGATTCTGAAGGAAGATGTTTACTTGGTATGAAGGATTATCTTCTTTCTGATAGATCTTACCAAGTTTACGATCGCGAAGTTGGCACCTACGTCCGTATGCATTCTCAAACAACCTACCTGAGAAGAGACCGCTACGCTCACAGAAGTAGGATGCAGGACCAGACTCACCGTCAGTCAAGATTGAAAGAGATACTTTCTGAGCACCAGTCTCTTTCTTGAACTGAGGGATGATGGAGTGCATAGCAGAGATAGACTCAAGAAGAGGTGTACCACTGAGACCTAGACCTGGAGCGTGGTTGAAACCGTAGTGACGACCATACCAGTGTCCTCTGTCGCTGCAGTTAGATGCAACGTTTCTCCAGAATGTCAAGCAAGAACGATCGAAGTCTTTCTTTTTCTTTGCTTCAGAAGAAAGCATTTCTACAAGACAGAATCCGTTAGAGAATGAGATGTTACCGTACTTTGGTTCAAAACGTTCATCTTCGGGTTGTTCCTGATTGTAGAATGCATTCCAAGCGTAGGTGAATGCATAGCAACGGAATGGGATGTTGATCTTTCTGCAGAAGTGTGCAAGTTGTAGGACTTGCTTGGCAGTATCAAACAGGCAGTTTGACATAGAACCTGACCAGTCAAGAAGGAAGATCATACCGTGGTTCTTACCATCAGGTATAACTGTTACTCTCTTGAAGATGTCATCGTTGTACTTGTACTGGTGTAATACAGTTGTGTTTAGAACACCAGTCTTAGATGTAAGTGAACGTGCATAGGAGTCTGCTGCTTTTCTGCACTCAAACTCTTTGATAAGATAGTTGATTTCTTTCTGAGACTTTTTGATGAACTCATTGTACTCAACTACAGACTTGTCAAGTTCTTCTTTCTCGTGCTCACTATTGGCACCTGCCCAGAAGGACTCAGAGTGGTTTACAAGTTTCTCCCAACCGATAACTAATTTTTTAGTATCGACAGTAGGGATCTCAATGTACTCGGAGTCATATGTATTCTCAACAAGATCCTTGACTGCATCTTGGAACTGTTGATCGGTGATTGACTCTAGAGGATCTTTAGTATCTGTACCTTCTTGTCCGTTGGATTGCTGATCATCAGTTGGTTCTGGTTGACCTTGCTCAAAGGATGGATTGTCAATGTCTGCATCAGGGTTTACGTCCTCTTGGAACTTTTCCTGATCAGCAGGACCATCAGTCTTTTCATCAGATGGAATCATCTCACCTTGTCCACCACCTTGAGGTGCACCCTTAGGAACTGGAACTTCCTGTGTCTGCTGCTCTTCAAGAGTCTCCTTCATATACTTGAATACCTTAAGAGCAACGTCACACGCTTCTTGGAAAGTCTCTGCGTTACCAGTCTCATCTACAAATACTTGCTCTTCAGCAGAGAAAGGAATGTTTCTGAAGTTACCGATCTTGAAGTGAAGGTTGATACGATCGATAAGGTTTAGTTTGTATGCTTCAGATGCTTGGAAGAAGTCTTGAGCATCTAGATCTCTGTATCCTCTGTAGAAAGTTTTTGGTAGACCTTGATAGC